GCTAAAAATTCTTCCTCGCCTTGTTTGCTCATGACTTATCCTCGTTAATGAGTTGTTGTGCCATTTCTTCGCTGAATATGCCTATGATGTCGCTATCACTAACATATCTTAAGTTTTTATACTTGTCTGAATAGTCCACTACTGAACTAAATTTGCCATCGTATCGCCCTTTTAGCTCTACAACGTCACCTATTGAAGCGCCCCAATCTTCAGGACTTTCACAGCCAGCAAACCCTTTGTAAGCTGTTGGCCCAAACTCTAAGATACGCCCTAAATCGCGCCCTTTACGCTCCCGCTCAGTTTCTTTTTCGGTTGACATAATAATGCCGCCAGCAGATTTAAATTGAACAGGGATTATTTCGATTAATACATAGTGACCTAACGGCTTGACAGGATTCATTCTGTGGCCTCGCTTAAGTCTTCGTATGCATCACGTAATTTATATACACCTTCTTTCACGCCTTCATTATAAGCGGTCTGCATGGCGGTTTGGTCTACGGTATCGCGGAGGTTTGATTCTTTTGACAGGTCGTCTATGGAGGTGTTTATTTCTATGAATATTTGCTTTGTAACTGGATGACTATTCCAGTCTTCTAAGTCTTGCTTTGTCAATACTGACATTTATAAGCTCCTGCGCGCTTTAAGGTTACTGTAATCTATCTAGGCTTACAGCTTGTTTGTACTTGACGTATTATATTAGCTTTGCTAGCCTGTAAATAGATAGGCGATTAGCCTATGGTAAAGGAGTAAGGTATGAACACAGAAGAAAGATGGCTGCACATTGCAAAGCTTGAAGCTGATAACAGAGCAAGTAAGGCTAAGTATGAAAAGTCAAAACGTGAGCATGAAATGAAAATGCAAAGAATAGTTAATATTTCACAGGCTGTAACAGTGGCTATGTCTATATTTAATCCATTTATTTTGCTTTCATTAGTTCCGCCTAAAGACAAAAAAAATGATAAGGGTAATTTATGAAACCACATATAAAAGTAATCCAGCGTAATGGCGTTGATATATTTGTAACTTCTAGTATGACTATGAAGGCGGCTAAGCCTAATGCACATAGTTTATTTAATGGTCGTGAATTTATTGATTATGGCGGCAGTCTTGGCAAAGTTTCTGGCAGTGCCATTGGGTCTATTAATTATGGTGGAGGTATTGGTGCTGCTGGCATCTCTATTGATATTAACCACGGCAAACAAGCGGGAATTACTAATGCACGATGAGTTTACCAAAATAATACACGCTAAAGGCTGGAAAGTTAAAGAAGCCTGCAAGCTATGGGACGTTAGATACGATGTATGGCGCAGGAAATGCCGCAATGTTAAGTTGCGTAATATTAATTTAAGCATGTGTAAAGGGTTAGAGGATAAATCATGATTATATTAGCGTTAGGTGCAATAGGATATATATCCGCTGGGTTGATGGGGATAGCTATTGGTGTTTTGATTGGCTGTGTTGTTGAGTTTGTTTGGAAGATTATCAACGTTAAATAATTGGAGAATAAAATGATATACAAAAAACAGTTTAATAAAATAAAAGACTTATTAATTAAGAAGCTTGGCGGGCAAACAAAGGCAGAGCAAAAGAAATTATCCGAGGATTGCCGTAATTTTGTTTTAGATAACAAGCTTTTTGCTTCTGACGAAATTATAGAAAAAGACGTTCTTTCTGGGGTTATTTCAAATAAAAGATGCGTCTGCTTAAAAGACTTAACTATTACCAAAGGGTCTGTGATTAAGAATTTAATAGTGCCGCCTTGGGTTAATATCTATGTTGAATCTGCTTCAGTTTTGCATATGGCAAATAGAGGCAATGACTTCATAATTAAAGGTAAGTCATGAATAGCCAAGAAATTAAAAAGTATCAAGAGGGTCAAGGCTGCGAATGTAGCGGCCGGTGTGAAGGTGAATGTGGATGCGGTGCAGATTGGACACCAAAAGAAGTTTATGTGTTACGTAATAAGATTGCAGAGCTTGAAAAACAAATTAAAAAAACAAATTTGGAAGATTATCGAATGAGTTACAGTTTCCTTGATGGCAGTGCTGGTACAGTTAGGTTTTTAGCTTCTTATCTGGAAGTCTTAAAAGAAGAAGATCCGATTATGCACGAAAAGATATGCAGTAAGCAAAGGGAAATAATGAAGGGTATTGAGCCAGATAGCAAAAGAGGCCCCACAGTTCTTAGTATGATTTCTGATGTATTGCAAACTGCTGACAAGGACAGGTTTTACCAAGTTGTTAAGCAAATAAAGAATGTACAAGACAACCCCTATGATTAGAATAGTTGTTAAGTAACAAACACAGCCAGCAACCTATCATAGACTGCTGGCTGTTTTATTATTTGTTAGCTTCAACTTCATCGTTCAACTGCTTGCCCATCTCCTGCTCAAGTTCAGTCAATCTAAAGGCAAAGTCTGCATCATCTTTATCAATGCTTTGCTCTAGCTTTCTGCTGTTGATATCTATATCGCTTTGGGTTTTATCTGCGCCCATTGCAACTTTTAAGTCTTCTCGCTCTTGTTCGCGTTCAATTCTATCTGCATCTGCTGCGGCCATTAAGTCCATGCGTTCAGATTCACCAGCTAGCATTTCGGCTAGGTCTGGGTTTTCAGATAATAACTTTTGCAATTGCTCTTGTGGCCCTAAGTCTGGGAATATCTCATTAATGTTCTGTGCGCCAATAGCTTCATAAAAGTTTCTTACAATGACTCGTATATCGCCGCCTGCTGCACTAACTAATTCAACTTGACTAAGTTCAGCTTGTGCCTGCTGGATGCGCTGTATCTTGCTTGAGATTTCAGGATTAGCTATTGGTATTATGTTCACAGACTTAACATTGAAATCATTTTCAAAATCAGCTTGAGGGTCGTCTAATACTTCCTGATATTCTTCTGGGTCAAGAAACTTTGAATTAATAACAAATAGCTTCTTGAACTCTGAACTCATAGCGCGGTAAATGCGCAGTATAATAGCGCCTGCTGATTGCTGCTGCTCTTGAACCAATGCAAGTGTAGTGGTTGCTGGTGCGTTTGCCCCCAGTGCTTGCGTAAGGTCTGCTGATGCGCTTAATTCTTGTGATGAGCTAATCATGTATTGCATCAAACTAAACAGTGTGCCGCTTGGCTCACGAACGGGTAAAGGCACAACACCTGTTTGCAAATCTTGCGCTGATATTCCGGTTTGCTTCCACTCTCCAGGCTTAAATGATGAGTTGCCCATTTTGCGACGAAAGCCTTTAGCTAGCCAACCGCCTTGACGGTTTGCCAATGTACCGGCATCAACTAACTGATTTGTTGTTGTGTTAATGCTGTTAGTCAAAGCGCCTAAAATGTAAGAGTAGCCAACATCTAAGAAGCCGCCTTCGGGGTCGCGTAAGAAACCATACTTAGTGATTGTGCTTACCGCTTTAATTCTGACAACTTCAAAGTCTTTAAGCGATCCGTTGATAGCATCTTCTAGGTTTGACGCTTGCTTGCTTGTTTTGTTTTTAATCAACACGTCTTTCAATTCAAACCTAGCAATGATCCGCACTACAGTTTGAGAATTTTTATCTACAACAAACGTATAGGGTTCTTCGTAGCCGTCACCGTCTAAATCAAAGTAACCTTGTTGCTCGATAAACGTGGTCATGTTATCGGCTTCAGCTTCGGTTTCTTGCGCTTCGGTTGCCTCGCTGGTGCCTAGTGATAATTCAACGTCTGACCAAATACCTTGACGCTTACGCTCTGTGACTTCGTTTTCTGACAGCTCGATTGTTTCGCTAAATCGCCTTAACCTGCTAATACTGTCTAACGAGTTGCTAACCACAAAATCAGGATATGTAATAACATTTGATACGGGGCGGCCCAAGCGGAAATCAAAGAATGTCTTTTTAAATACCGTGCCGTCGTAAGGTATTTTATACAGTAACTTTTCATGTTCATCACGCCATTCATCCATTTCAACATTAAGTTGATAGTTAGAATATTCCGCTACTCGCTCGGCTTGTTTGGCTTTTTCGCCATCCATATCTTTACCGATGACAGTGGTTTTTAATATGTCTTCTTGCCTTAGTAGCTCGGTAGATGCGCGGTCACTAAACTTAAGGGCAGCTTGCATAAGAGTTGGGCTTTTAAAGTTGGCTGCACCATCCCACGGAGTAGATTTGGCGTTCTTTTCTTGCTTGACAAGCTTCATGCCTATTTCAACATACTCAGACCAGTCAATCATGCTGTCAAAGTCTGCTTTGTAACCGTCCATAACATTCTTGCCAACTTCCATAAGCGTTTGCTTTGTGAACATGTCTGCTATGTTTGGTTTTGGGATGGCATTAATTCCATCAAAATCAAAAAAGCTTGCTAGCAATTCAGCGCCTTCTAGCCCTGCCTCTTCCATCTTATCAATTATTTGTATTTCTGCATCTGCCATCTTAGTATCCCATGACGCTTACGTCGTCAATGTTAAAGTTATCATAATCATCATCATAATCATCATGTGAGTCTACCACATAACCGCCAGCAAACCCCAAAGCCATGTACTGCTCTGCATCTGCTGGGTGTGAGTATTTGTTTTTGTT